CCTTCGTTAATATGATTTTTAAGTGTTTCAAATATATCAGCTATTGCGTTCAACATTTTATTCTTCTGTCTCCTCTGTTTGAACTGCTTCTGCCTCATCAATTGCTTTCATTTCCATTTCTGTAGCAACATCTATACTGGCTTCAACATCTTCTATATTTACTTCTTTTGTCTGATTTTTGAGGTGTTCCATTACTTTATCTAAGCACCCATCTTCATTTGACTCCCATGCTTTACGGAACATTTTAATTTCGTTATCACCTTCACCAAAGCGTAGTCTGTTACCATCCTTAACTAATAGGTTGTTTTTCTCTGCTAGATCAACTAAGCCTGAATATGGATTCATGCCTGTTTCATATGGAATCTTAACCTGTACACCCTCAAACGGTTTAGCATATCTAGTTTTCATTACTTTACAACCTGCTCTAATACCTCTAACATCTGATACTTTGTTACCATCTTCGTCTTCTTTAAGTTTAAGTTTCTTCATAGCAACAACAATTGAACTTGCGTAGATAAAGCCTTGTCCACCTGAAATCTTATCGTCTGGATCAAACATATCTTGTGATGCGTAAGTGTGGTTAGTTGCTACAAGTCCTACGTTAGCTGAACCAAACATATTAACACAGTTACGTACAAGTGCTGTTAGTGCTTTAGGCTTACGACCCATGTCACCTTTTAAGTCACCTTTTTGGAACTGATCAACATCTGTAGGAGTTAGTAACATACCAAGTGAGTCAATAACAAATAAAACTTTAGGACGCTCTTCTTCTGCCATAGCACGATACTCGCCCATAAAGTCATTGACTGTTTTTGCTACATCATCAATCATGGCCATGTTGAGTTTGAGCAATTTTTCGTCTGACGTATCTACACCTAAGGCCTTTAACCAATCTTCATCTAGTGCGTTTTCACTATCAATTAGGACAACAAACACACCTTGTTCCTGTGCGTGTTTAACAATGTTACCCGAACAGATATATGATTTGCCTGCACCCGACTCTCCGGCAAACACTGTTACTTTGCCTAGTGGAATACCTTTGTTAAAGTCTCCCGAGATCAAATAGTTTAAGGCATAGTTACCTGTTGATACCCAGTCTGTTGGATCGTTAAATCCAATTGATAGTCCAGCAATTGATTTGCTGATGCTCTTTCTAAATTTACTTACGTCAAATGGTTTGGCCATGTTATTCTCCTAGTTCTATATCAAAGTAGTCTTTATAACTTATTTTGCGTAGTTTATCCTGTTCAGTTACAAAATCTACTAATTCTTTTGTGTTATTATAACTTGAAGCAACCAAAGGTTCAAGTTGTTTGAGCAACAATATGTCCGTTTTTTGAAAAAGCTCTTTTGCTTTTACAGTAAACGGATTTGTATATTTTATGCTTAACTGTTCTGGAAACTCAAGTAGTCCATAACTAAATGGTATTCCTACCGAGTCTGCATACCTTAACATGTTTTCTAGATCTGCTATAGTAAACGCATTAAGTGTACTCCAAAACCCTAATTCAATTAAATTACTAGTATCTGCTAATTGTTTATACTCTCTTACCACTGAGTCCCATTTTTTCCACTGTATAGGCCAACGACTATATTCATTAACCTGCTCAGTGCCATCAAAACTTAGTGTGACTGTTACTTTAACTTTGTTTTCTAGTAATTGTTTTACTTCTGGTATTACTTGTGTTCCGTTAGTGTTTATTCTAACTATCTTAACATTAGGTGGCAAGTTGTTTAGTAACTGTTTATAGTTTTTACTATAACTTGGCTCGCCCCCATTAATGTCTAATTCTACTATTCTATCTTTAGGTAGTTGGTCAAATGCTGTGACATTTTCTAGCTTAATTACATTCTTTTTTAAACTACCTATAGTAGTTGATAACCCTTCCCAACAAAACTGGCATGCTGAATTACACACGTTGTCTAAGACACCACCTATAACTAGATAATCATCTCTAAAACTTTTTAGTAACTTGTGTTTACGTTCACTGTCTAGTCTAATACTTTGTCCTGCTGTTTGTTCTGTTGATTGACAACGCACACATTCTATAGGCCATTGTTCTGTGTTCTGTAAGTGTTGATTCCATTCACTAGATTCCATTTCCTCAAATGATTTAAACCTAGGTGCATCAACCATATGTCCGCAACGACTTGTTGTACCATCTTCGTTTAGTCTAGCAAAGTGTTTAAATCTTGGACAATACATGTTTTGCTTTTCCTATAACTGCTGTATATGCTATTGGGTCACTTGTTTTTAAATGATTAAGTATTTCTTGTATTGTCCAACTATCACCTATTAATTCATCTAATATAATTTGATCTAATCTATGATACATTTCTAAATTAGGTACTTGCTCTAATTCTGATAAATCAATACTTTCGTCTTTTTCAGGTTTAGCGTGTACACCTTGTGAGTATTCATTTAACATAGCTATTGAATGTAGACTTAATTTTGTAGCTGGGCTTAGATACCTAGCAAGATTAATTAACCAACATATCTGAGGCAAGAAGTGTCTATCTAATATTATTCCTTGTTTAATGTAGTAGATAATAGTGTTTACGTCTAAGTTTTCATTTCTAACGTTGTGAAGATATGTGCGAACTCCACTGATAAATCGTTCTTTAGGATTTCTTAAATAAATGTCAATTAACTTTAACTGTTTTATCTGTTCATTGACTAGTACTGGAAATTGTTTTTCTTTTGCTATTTCTGTAATTGTACTTCTTCCACATTTGAAGATAGGGTAAACAAATTTGTTTATTTCATGGAAGTCATAAACTTCAACTAAGTTTGGGTATAGATGGTCGTCTAGTTTTGTAAACATTTATAAAACTCCTGAAAGACGTCTTTACTTCGTAACTTTCTTAGTTGATCAATTCTTGTAATATATTTTAACATTAACTCCTTGTCTTTAATAAAAGGCTTATTTACAAAGTCTAACATATTTTGATAACTATTTCTAAGTAAATAATCACCAGAACTATCTATCTTATCTTTTAATTTTATTCGTAAGTGGTCTAATACTTTATCTGATAAATGTCGAATATCAAAGGGTTTAGGATCTTCAATACCATTAATAATAAAACTATTTTCATGAAATCCTAGTTCTTGTAAAAAACTAACACAATCAAATATTGAAAGATAATTTAACGGAATCCATAACATATTAAAACTTACTTTGTGGTCTAATTCTTTGATGATGTTTAAATTATCTAAAAAGTCTTGCCACTTACCGCCATGTCTAATATATTCAAACTCATCTTCCATTGATTCTACACTTATTGTCCAGTGTACATTTTTAAACTGACAAATTAAATCAAATACCGGCGTGCCTGTTTTGCTTAAATTAGTGTTAACTCTAAGATTAACATTGGGATTTACTTCCAATAATAATTTAAGCAGTTCTTCGTTTTCTTTCATTAGTAATGGTTCGCCGCCTGCTAGATAAACGTGTTTAAGTTTGTGAGCATTAGCAAATACATATTGTTTGAGCTCTTCAACACGTTCTTCAGGTACATGTTGCTTTTCTAATTTTAATTCTGCTACCCACTTGCTTGAGTATTCTGGACCACAGTAAACACAGCCAAAGTTACATGAATTAGACCAACGTATATCTATTTTATGTAGGTCAAAATTATCTATATTATCATATGTTTCTAGTGGTATATCTCTAAGCTCTTTAAGATAAAATATTCTATCGCTGACAATATCAAAACTTTTTTTACCTTGTTCAAGTTGATGGCATCCTTGACAACCATGCCCTGGCTTATTGTCTAACATATTTTGTTTTATTTCAATGTTAGCGTCAAGTATTTCTTTTAGTGTATTATTTTTTAAATTGCCAATTGGCTCTCTGTTACGAATACAGTTTTGTACAGTACCGTCACTATTGTACATAAACCCTGTCCAGGGTATAGGACAAAAGTTTTTATTAGTCAGGTATTTTTTGCTATCCATAGTTTACACCTAAACTAAATTCATATATTCTTAATTCAGGCGGAACTGTTTCTATTATGTTAACAACTGTTTCTGCCCATTGATCTACATCACATGCTAACGGTCCTGAATGTGGCCCTGTTTTAACTTCACCAGGTCTTATTAAGGTTATCTTAGGCCACAGTGAAGATTTTGCTAATTCTAATACTGCATTTTCTAAAGCAACTTTTTGTACATAATAATCTATTTTTCCTGGTTCAGGTCCACTCATTGTAGACATTGTACTAATTACAATAATCTCTTTTCCTACTTTGTTTTTCCATCTCTGATGTACTTCGTGTAGTAATTCTGTTTGTGCGAATGCTTGTTGAGCATTATTAATAAACATATCACAAGAATCAATTTGGTTTGCTGTACGATCTACATCTCTGATATCATGACCTTCACGATAAGACAGCCCAAGAATATCGTGTCCTCGGCTTTTGTATTGCGAGGCTAATGCTTTACCAATGCCTGAAGTATGTCCTGTGATTGCTATTTTCATAGTAATAGTTATAAAGAAAGATTGAGCGGTAAAATTAAATTACCGCCCAATGCCACTAACTACTTATTATGATTTTCTTGAACGGATCATTGCAAGAATGTCTTCTGCTTTAGATCCACCTGCTGGTGCTGATGCAGTTTCTGCTACTGGCTCTGGTGCCGGCGCAGGTGCCGCTTCTGGTGCAGGAGCAACATTTACTTCAGGTGCAGGAGTTTCAACTGCTGGAGTTGCTACTGTTTCTGCTACTGGAGTTGCTGTTGGTGCAGGTGTTGAAACTGCAGGTGCGTTCTGTGGAGCCTGCATGCCTGCTGGTCTGTAGTAAGCACCCCAACGCTCTGCGTCATATGGTTGCCCATCTACTGATGCTTCAAACATTTCTTTCATAACTTTAAGTTCTTGCTCACTTGGCTTCTTAGGTAAGAAGTCCGAAAGTGTATATAAGCCATGTTCGTTAACTGCGGCCAGCTCAGCTTCTGTTAATGCTGACTCTTTTCTAGCCCAGTTTGAAGTTGTATAATCAGCGTAACCACCTTTTTGTGTTTTAGTTACACGGAAGTCTAGTCCAGCATTGTAGTCTGTTGGTAATTCTTCCATGTCTGGATCCATCAAACTTGACTTGATAATAGTAAAGATTTGAGGACTCATAATAAAACGTCTAATTGGATTAGCTGGTGTAGTATCATCTGCTAATGGATTCTCTCTAACAAAGCCTTGAAATATATAAGACTTCTTCTTCCAATACTTACGACCCATTTCTTCTAGTGATGAATCCTTAAACCATGTTCTAACTTCTGCTAGAATTGGGCATGACTCACCCCACATTTCAATACATGGAACTTGAACTAATACGTTTTTATTATCCATTTCACCTTTAACGCCGTTGAATGGTAAACGTATCATGTTACGTTCTTGCCAAAAGAATGTGTTGTTTGGATCAGCGTCGGGTAGGAATCTAATTGTTGCTGATGTACCTTCATTGATGTTCCAGTGTGGATAAATTGCGTTATCACCGCCACTTGAACGATTTTGTTGACCTTGGTTGTTTTCCGCGGCCTGTAATTTTGCTCTAATATCTGCTAAACTTGCCATAGTGTATTTCTCCTTTATGTGCCATAATGTTTTGCCTTAAAATGTGCCTAATAAAACACTATAATAGTGTAATATAATTTATTTATCCCGTCAACGATAATATTGGTATATTTTACCAAATGGTCATAAAAAAAGCACATAAACTAAATTATGTGCTTTCTTTGAGGGTATGTCAATTACATGTTTACCAATTGATTAATGTTCTTAATCTCTCAGCGTAGTTTTCTTCTACTTTGTATACTTTACCATCTACTTCAAACTCTTTTTTGCCATCACGTTTAGCGTTAGCAAGAGCTAGTGTAAATTCGTTACCTTCTTCAAAGTCTTCTTCGTTTACAGCATCTGGTTGTACATTTGAAACAGCAGTTCTTAACAGTTTACCAGTTTCTGTTCTAAATTCAACTGCTTCATCTGTTACTGTCTCAACTGTACCTCGAGTACCTTTGCCTGTAACAATTAGATCACCTACTGAAGGTGCGTATTCTTCTTTAACTTTTTTCATTTTTTCTGGCGGAGTGTTGAATGATGTTGATTGACGTACACCATACTCATCATAGTCATCTGAGCTAAATGGTTCTATTTCATCATCTTCTTCACCTTCGGCCGCTAATACACCTGCAACATCTTTCATTTTCTTAATGTATGCTGGTTGATCAGGATCCATTCTTAAGTCTTTGTTTTGTACTTCTTGCCAATCAGACTTTTTGCTTTGATACTTTTCTTCAAACTCTTCGTCTGATAGTTCTTCCATATCTAATGCTAGGCCTTTCATTTTGCCTTCGTCTAATTCAGCATCTTCCATTGGTACGTCAACATCTCTTGATGCCCATTCATCGTCAGCTTCTTCTTGACATGCTAACAGTGCTTCTTCATGTTCTTCACCACCTGGTTGTACCATGCTAGTACACCATTCGTCTGTTAGTTTGTTATTACCATCACCGTTACATGTTGCTTTTAGTGATTTAGGATCTACCACTGGACGTCCATCAACTACATTAACCATACATTGTATATGACCGTAGCCTGGCTCACCGTCGTCACCAGCAAATTCATATTCAATTTCTTTTTCATATGACTCTGGATCAAATCCTTCGTTTACGTCGTAGGACATGTCTTCTGCCCACTGTTCAAATTCGTTAATTTCTTTCATTGACTTACCCTCTAGTTCAAGTTTAGCCAACACTGGTATTGCTGACTCTACTCTTTGATCTAATAATCTTTCTGTGAATAATTCACGCACACGTTCTACAACTTCTTGTTGTGGTTTGTCTGTAGTGCTAAATTCTTCAAATGCTTTATGATATCCACGTTTACCAATCATTGACTTAACTTTACGTTTAATGTCCCCAAAGTGTCTAAGGCCACGTTCTGCTAGACCTGCTGTTTCTGAGTCTTGCCATTCATGCCCACGAGCATATCTTGTAAAAGTGCTTAATGTATTAATATCACTGACTAATTCACAAATGTATTGACCAAATGCGTCATATGGATTACCACCTTCTGATACGTGTCTTGCCATAGCACGACCACCATATAGTTTAGTAAATGGTAGTTTGAAACGCTCACCCTCTGATGTTTCTACAAATAAGGCCGCTACATTTCTATAACGTTGGTCACCTTGTTCTTCATCAATTGGTTTTGAATGTACTATTTTAAGTTTTGCTTCTTTGGTAGGTTTTGTATATGATGTCTTCTTAAATCCATAGTATTTAGATTCAGTGACCTGTGCCATAGTCTGCATAGCATACTTTAGTTTGTTCATGTTTTTAAGAGCAAACTCTAACATGTTACGTTTAGCAAAGTGTCTTAATTGATATAAGAAATCATACCAATCAGTTTTATCTTCTGAATCCATACCTTTACCAAGCACATCACCGTAAAATACTTCTAACTCACCTGATGGATTAATAGTAACAACCACTGTACCGTAGTTATTATCACCAACTTTGTAGTTAAAAGAGAATAGGTCTGCTTGTGTAGGATCTGACGTTTCTTTACCTTTTGCGTCTCGAGTAGTTAAATCAAAACTCTTAGCAACTAGTAAATCGTATAATTTTTGTCTTGTAGTTTCTAATGATATCATAAGTGTATTTATCTTAGATCATAATAAACGGCAAAGGTTCTACTATGTCGTCATCATGATCACGTAAATTATCACCTATGTTTTTGTGGTATTCTTGTAGTTGTTGTAGCATACGCACACCTAGCACAGTAGCCATGACTAGGTCATCATGCTCTCCAGGTTTGGCCGCATAACTAGTACCATGTGCTACAAAGTTTTTAAGTTCACTGACCAAAGGTCTTGACTTAATCTTAAACTTGCCTGACTCTACTAAGTTCTTAAACTTAGCACATGCTGATATTTTTGACTTGTTAGTAGTGTTAAATCCTTTACGGAAACGTCTACCAGTACCCATCTTTTTAGTTTCACTTAAAAATATGCCTGGTATGTTGTCCTCACCATACTCTGCTAAACTGATCAAGGCCGCTTCACCTAGAGTATTATTTTCCACAGAATAGTATATTGAGTTTTGATCTTCTACAGACTCGTTAATGTGTTTAATAATTTCAACAAACACACGAACCTGTTCAGGTATAGTAGTTCTATTGTGTTTCCATTCTGCTACCTGTGTTGTTGTATTAGCGTTAATAACCTGCATAGCTGAATAGTCACCACCTGTACCTAGACTAGGATCCCAGGATACTACATACATATCACCTTTTTTAGGTTTTTCATACCAACGTACCTGTCCCATTTGTTCAATAGGTTCTATACCTTGCAGATCAATTAACTTTGTAGGGGCTATCAGTGTTTCATCATTGATAATAAATTCACAATCCATTTCACGACGGAAACGTTCATCACCTAGTTTGCCACGTTCTTCTTCTGCCCACTTCTCATCTCTATCTGGATGTTCATTCCAATATGATCTATATGC